TACAAGCATTATGGAACTTTGCTTGGTGGTCAGTATTGGGGCGGGTTTGATGGTCAATTACTGCATCCTTATATAAGCTCAAGAAGTTATCATACAAGTACTAATAGGGCACTAGATTACGCTGCTGTTTCTGCTGATTATGATACTAGTCATTTTGATAATATGGATCGCTTTTCTACACTATGTTTCGGAGATCTTGATAAAAACATAATAACTTCATTAGTTAAAGGCAATTTAAATATTAGTCGCTTTTGGCTTAGGAAATGGGCTACTAGTTATAATACAAGGCATACCGGCCCTTTAAATAATCATGCTAGGTTATATTATGGTAAACCAAAGTCTCTATATAATCATCCTCAAGCAGAAAGTATATTCCCTATGAGAGATAGTGAATCATGTAGATATAATTTATCTGTAGATGGAGTTAGTCCAGATCTTGAAAATTCATTTTGCGAAATATATGAATGCACTATGAGGATTAATTGCACTAAATATACAACAGCATATGGAATAAATGAGGTTTTAGTAGATCAAGTAAACGAATCTAATGAAGTACTAACTGTAGAGCAAGATGAAGAGGTATCAACTAATAGTTTCGAACAAGAACTGCTATTAAGATATGCAGCAGAAGGCAATGTTACACCAATACAAATAATAGAAAGGGACTAAAATGGATCAAACATTTTACTCATCACAAGAAAACTGGGATAAATTACATCATTATGCTAGGGAAGCATATGATAAACATAAATCTGAAATAGGTGGCATGTTAGTTGCTGTGGAAGATAAAGATGGAGACTGGATATTAGAGGATCCTGTTATACTAAAACAAGAAATTAGTATGACTAATTGTGTTTTAGATAAGCATGAGCTTGCAAAGTACTACAGCAAGGCTGGTGTAAAGCATAAAGATTCTAACTTTCGATTTGTATGGTGGCATAGTCATCACACAATGGATGCATTCTGGTCAGGTACAGACTTAACAGCTATTAAAGAATATTCTGATGGTGACTTTAGCTTTGCTTTAGTTATAAACCTTAAAGGGGATCATGTATTCAGAGTTTCTTCATGGAAGCCTTTTGAAATGCATATAGATACTAAGGTAGAAGTTATCGAAGAACCTATTGCAGTGCCTAAGAAAATATCTAATGAAGTTAAAAAGCTTTGTAGTAAGCTGACTTATGCAAATAAATATGTTCGAGGTGATTACAGTACGAATTATTATACTAATAATCGCCAACAATCTTTGCTTGCAACTGGATTGGATAGAGACCCTAATGAAGAGTATAATACTTGTTTAGCTATGATTACATCTGCAAATTATAAGTATGCAGCCGGTGAGTGGACTTTTTCAGAATGGGTAAGCGCAGTAGGATCATTTAACAATCAATTAGAAAACTTTTATATTGATGATGTTTTAACCGAGCCTGAATTAAAGAAAATGGTCATTCATAAAAAATCTGAAGACTTTATAGAGCCTTTAATTGATGATTGGGATTCTAAACCTATCGATAAAAAATCTGAAGATGATATGAATCAAAGAGAACAAGAATCTTATATGAATAAGATCTTTGGAGGAATGTACTAATGATTAACGATAGATCAAGCGGGATAGTAAATAACTTGAACGATTTCTATTTTCATATATTTGGCTGTGGGGCTATAGGTAGCTCTACAGCCATGCAACTAGCAAGAATGGGTGCAACTAATTTTTGTTTATATGATATGGATAAGGTAGAAGATGTAAACATAGGTGTGTCTCAATATATCATTGATGACATAGGTAAGTCTAAAGTACAAGCACTAAAGGATCACTTAAATTCAATAGGAGTTAAAGAAGTATTGACTTACTATGAAAGATTCTCTGAGTTTTATCCTCAATCAAGAGATAAGGATATTGCTATACTTGGCTTTGATTCTATGGCAGCTAGACTTCAAGCAGTAGAAGCTTTATGCGCTGGGCCTCATCCTAAGCCATTACATTTAATTGATGGCCGTATGGGTGCAGAGCATTATCAACAGTACGTATTTGATAAACCTACTGTAAGTAAGTATAAGAAAACATGGTATTCAGATGATCAAGGCAGTCCTGAACCATGTGCTGCAAAAGCAACAGCTTACTGTTCTTTTATGAGCGGTAGTTTTATCGCTAATTCAGTACGTAAGCTAGTAACAGGACAGCCTTATAATAAGGTATTTTCGTTTAATTTTCCAAATATGTTATTGGAAAAGACCTCGATGATAGTGTAAATTACTAGTATAATTACAACACTATACTCCTTATTGTGTGTAACCCGCGGGGGTAAGTTTCATTCGTGCAGAATGAGTGCTTGCCCCCTTCTCAACTCTAATAACAAAGGAACGATATGTCTAAACAAGAAGGAACCACAACCGTGGAAGATTACTTGCCCCCTGTAGAAAATTTTGATTTTGATATCTTAGAAGATACAATGTCAGAAACTATAGGTAAATTGGCAGGCGCATTGGCTAAAGCTCAATCACAAATGACCATGGTTGAAGGTAAAAGTACTAATCCATTCTTTAATAGTAAATATGCTAGCCTAGCTGCTGTATTAGAAGTAGCAATGCCTGCATTAAATGCTAATGAAGTTGCATTAGTTCAAGGTAATAGATGGGATTCATCAGACAATGGATTCTACATTACAAGCATGTTAATGCATTCATCAGGTGAGTGGATTAAGAGTGAAATAAGAATGCCAATAAGCAAGAAAGATGCTCATGGTATAGGCGCTGCTACTACATATGGCCGTAGATATTTATTATCTTCTATGGTAGGTGTAGCTCAAGCAGATGATGATGGTAACGGTGCAACAGCACCAAAAAGATAAAGGAGTAGTGAATGGCAAGAACATTTACATTACCAAAGAAAGGATCAGGAAACTGGTCACAAGGATGGCACACACTAAAAATATCTAATGCTGCATATGGCGAGTGGAATGGTAGTAAGTATATTGATGTGTGGTTTGATGGATACCCTGAAAACTTTAATATGCGTATATATGCTAAAGTTGGTAAAGACGGAGAAGAATTTGCAATAGGCAACCTTTATCGTTTTGCTGATGCAGGCATTACCGATGCATTACAAAGTGCAGAGGGAGAGACTGTAATTAAAATGGATGACAGTGCAGAAGCATTGACTGATAAAACTGTAAACGCTTACTTTTATAAAGATGGCAAGTTTACACGAATCTTAAGTCAAGTAGCACCTGTCTCATTTAAGAATATAGTAGAAGAGTTTACTGATAAAGATGTTACTTACTTTAAAGGTAAAGCTGAATCATTCTTTAGCAAATGGGTAGAGCCAAAGCTTAAAAATGAGCCTACGGAAACTGTAGAAGAGACTAACACGGCAACAAGTGATATACCCTTCTAGATAAACAATAATAATGCAGGGTATGGTGTATCCTACTAAGACAACTAGCGCACCTTGCATTATTTTAATAAGGAGTAAGAATGATAAAAGAATTTGCTTTTGGGTTAGCACAGCGACATTATTTTCAAGACAGTTCTGAAGTATGTAATTGGATGAACATAGATAAAGATACTTATATGTCTTTATATGAGTTTGACGATAGCATTAAAGATTTTTATGCTAAGAAGCACACATTATCTGGATTCGATGGTTTAGTTTACATACCTGATGAGTTTATATTAGATGTAGATGGGAAAGATAAAAACGATCTTGAAAATGCAAGACAAAAAACAATTGGTTTACTTATGCTGCTTGATGATCTCGATGTGCCTTATCGCTTATACTTTAGTGGTAACAAAGGATTTCATGTTGGCATTCCAGCTAGTGCTTTTAGGTGGAAACCTGATCCTAATTTACATCTCAAGGTAAAAGATGCATTAACTAATGCTGGCATATTTGATTATGCTGATCCGTCTGTTACTGATAAGATTAGATTAATACGTGTTCCTAATACTATGAATAGAAAAGCTCAGTTATGGAAAATAGAGATTAGCAGAAAAGACTTAAATGAATCAGATATTACAGGACATTTGCGAAGGATTGCAAAAAAGCCTAGTGACTTATCTGATTTTGATTTAGAATGTGATCCAGTATTTGATGTAACAGAACGAGTTAAACATAATGAGCAAAAGCAGCCAGAGTTTATATCTCAAGGTAGAACTCCTGACCCTGTTAATTATCCTTGTATCAATAGTATGCTATCAAGCAACGCTCAGGGAGCTCGTCATGCAACAGCTTTACGTTTATCTGCATGGTTTAGATGGCTATATCCAGAGTCCACAGTCCAAGTAATAATGGAACAATGGCGACAACAGGTAGACGATCCAAGATCTCCATTTAAAGCCAGTGAAATGGAAAGCATTGTAAATAGCGCTTATGATGCTCATGGTGGTTCTGGTAATCGATATGGGTGTAAAGACAAAATAATGGATGACCATTGTTCTAATACTTGCAAGTTATATAAGTCTAAGAAGAATCAATCTGTTATGGACTCAAGCACTATGGAGACTTCTTTAATTAACTTCTTAACAAGTGGTCATAAACCATTAAACTTTAATGATATATGGTCAGGTGAAAACTTTCCTATTTATCCAGGTGAAGTTGTGGTTATACAAGCACCACCAAAATCTATGAAAACAATGTTCTTGCAAAATCTAGTAAATGGATTTAAAAGACCTACGTACTTTGTAGAAATGGAAATGTCACCAAGACAAATATGGTCTAGGTTTGTGCAAATGGAAATGGGATGGTCAGAAGAAGACTTAAGAGACCATTACAAAAACAATAAGAATGGCATGGATGAGCGCTTTAAGTGGCTTACCGTAGACTATTCTTGTCCATACGCAAGTGAGCTAGATAAAAGAATATCTATGCTAGCTACTAAGCCAGAGATAGTTGTTGTAGACCATATGGGTTTGTTTAAGTCTAAGCATAGAGATCCTAATATGAAGACAGAAGAAGCCTCTCAAGCTTTAATGGAAGTAGCAGTCAAGCATAACATTGTAGTGTTTACAGTTAGCGAAATAACAAAAGGTGCATTTCATGAAGGTAATATGAATGTAGCATCAGCTAAAGGTTCGTTTAGAACTGCATACAATACTAATAAATTGCTGTCTGTTATACCATCTAAGAGTATGAGCACAGGTTTAATAGAAGAGCTTAGGATAAGATGCGAAGCTAATCGAGAGCGTGAACATATAGATATGAAGTTACAAGTAATAAATAACAAGCTAGTTAAAGATGAAACAGAAATCTTTACAGAAGCTACATTTAAGGGGTAAGATGAAAAAAGATGATTATGATGCTTTATTTATAGAAATAATAAATGAAGTTAAAGAGACTAGAGATTCAGGACAAAAAGAATATGCACATACTGAGGATAATGTATTTGCAAACTTTGATAGAACGTCAAAACAGTTAGGTACTAGTAGAGATAAGGTATTGATGACTTTCTTAATGAAACATATAGATGGCATTGTTGCTTATGTTAATGGGCATAAATCACAAAGAGAAGATATTACAGGTAGAATAAAAGATTCTATTGTTTACCTTACTCTATACTGGGCTATGGTAGTTGACAGTAAGAAAGAAAATACATTGTCTAACACTTTTAACCAAAACTTTAAAAGCATATTTAACCCTGATAGTGGAGAGGTTAAATATACAGGAGAGGTAGGCGTATGAACTCAGATGAAAGAAAAAGTGAGGATATAAATAATATCGGAGAGCGATATAAAGATAAAATCACAGATGATAGAGATTGGGCTGATGGAATAAACTCATTTAGAGAAGAAAGTAAAGAAAGAATGATTGACTTAAACGATAGACTAAATGAATTGGAGTTAAGCCTTGAGCAAAGCATACAAGACATACGGGACTATCTCAAACCCACAGAAAAAAAGAAGTAGTTTTAAATGTAAAGGGTGTAGTACATCATGGATAAAGCCTGTGAATTATTATCTTCGCAGGCCGCATCCAGCTATTATCGATCTAGTAGAGTTTTATGAGATAGAGATATGTAAAAAATGTGCTATAAGAGAATTGGGACCTAAAAATAAAAAAAGAAAGTGGTTTTTCGATGAAGAGTGAAGAAGAAATTAAAAGTGTAATAAAAACAGAGAAAGAAAACCTCGATGATCCTAATCATTCCATGAATACAATGGAATGGGCAAATAATCAGGGATGGATAGAGGCTTTAGAGTGGGTATTAGGAAGGTATTTAGTTGATGGTAAATATGTTAACGATGAGGAGTTTCATGAATCAAATAAGTGAGTGCTGTGATGCTCCTTTGGTTTATCATATCTGGGAAATGGAGAATAAATCAATTGGCTATGAGCCTTGGGATTTTTGTCCAGAATGCTTAAATTGTTGCTCTGGATATGATCCTGAAGAGAGAGATCGAGAAAACAAAATGAAAGAACTAACTAAAGGAGCAAATAATCATACAATTGCTCTAGCTATAGAAAGGACAAGAGAAAGAAATGTATAATAAGAAAAGAAATGCTGAAAAAAGATTAAATGACGAATTGAATGCTGCTATGCTTGAAGAAGCTGTTGGAATTATAAGACAAGTGGCAGCGTTTGAGAGAACAGATCAGCTTAAAGGCCATAGTATTATGGCTGCA